TATCATATTTTGATACATCATAGGAGAGGGCGCATCCTCTGCCTTACTTTTGACCTTCATTATATACTTTTTTACTTGTTCTGTCAAGAGCCGGTCAAACCCTTCAGGAATATGTATTCCTTCCGTTACCGAAAGTTGATTGTAATATTGAGGCCCGAAAGTATTAAGGAACTTTGCCGTGGCCTCATTATTGTTTTTGGCGTCAAGGATCATAATCGCACGTTTATGACCCTCTTGTAAATTAGTGTGATCTAGTGTAATTGTGTAGTAACACATTCATTGAACCTCGTTTAATGAATTACCAACCAAAATCATCCTCTTCAATAACTGTAGCACCGGGACTATTTTTAATAATTACATTCTTGCGAATAGTCCGACGAACAGGTTGCTGTGGATAATAATAACCAGGAGCATAATAACCACCGTAACCATATGACTGCGAGGCCATGGCGCCGCCTATAACACCACCCAGTAGGGCAGCGCCGGCGGTAATACCTAGTGCGGCACCATAACCGCCATATCCGTATCCATATCCTCCGTAACCCCAACCACCATAACCACCCCAAAACTGTGCGTTTGCTGGTAATATAGTAGCTGCGGAAAGACCTAGAACCGTTGATAAAGTAATGATAATCTTTTTCATTTCATTTCTCCTTGAGAATCCTAGATCGCTAGGACACGACTGCGAGTATTTAGTTACTTGTCCTTCTGGGACGGGATAGCAGTATAACCAGGGTAGTAGGAGTTTTCCTTATGATGATTGGCAGCAACGTGCGAACCACGGAGACCACCCTTCAAATTGGTGCCAAAGATAGCAGAAGCACCGGCTGCATAACCATAAGAGGTATAATCATCTGCCTTATATTCTGCCGCTCCAGCAGCAAAAGAAGGAGAAACTAATGCAAAAAATGATACTAGGGAAATAACTTTATTCATTTCCTTTTCCTTTCGTTTTATGTTTCCTAGAATTAGCGAAACATTCGTAAATGCTGCAACGCAACATTAACCTTATATAGTAAAATTAGTTTAATCGTTCCACCGTTACCGATGATGTCGATCCCATACCGATAGCCCTAGCAGCACCGTAAGACAGGTCAAGATGACGACCGCGGACAAAGGGTCCTCTATCATTAACCGTAACATTTACACAACCTCGATGGCATACACGGAGCACTGTGCCAAATGGATAGGACCTGTGGGCGCATGTATGGGCATTTGGATTGAAAACTGCTCCCGACGCCGTGTGTCTGGATAACTTTTCGCCGTGGCCATAAAAGGAAGCAACCATATGACTCCCACCAGAAGCACGACCAAACCAATCGCTCCCAGTATCAGTAGTGTCGTTTGAAATAGTTCCCTTACCATGCTTACCTCTTGTCACTTTCTGCTGTTGCTGTGGTTGTTGCCCGCCAAAGGCACCATCGAAAAAATCAGATAACGGATCGGCAGCGGCCGAAGTTGTTAGTGTGATAAAGATGGCCGCGGCCGATACAAACTTATTCATAATCTATCCTTATGTTGGTCTAGGTAGATGGACTTGAACCAACAACCTTCCGCTCCCAAAGCGGATGCTCTACCTATTGAGCTACACCTAGATTAAATCAAAAATGTGGCACACCCAACGGGACTCGAACCCGTGTTTTTGCCGTGAAAGGGCAACGTCCTAGACCGCTAGACGATGGGTGCATATGTTAAAATGGCAACCGTGTTTGATTACATTCAAACACATAGAAACCAGCATCACGGTAGGCATCAATGATACGATGCCGATCCTCAAAGATACCCATTACTCGGTACTGTGGATTATCATACAAGATTTTGTTGAGAATGTCAATCTTGATCTTATCATCATCGGTACGGTCATTTAAAGGACGCATGTAAACATCTTTGGACTTTATCGTTCCTTCATGGTGTTTATTCAACCATTCAAGAGTAACATCACGGAAACGTTCGCAACGGGCAGTAATGATAACACATTTATGGCCTGCGGCCGATAGTGTATCGAAGATTTCCATTACAGCACCAAATGGTTCATCTTTATCCTGTAATGAAAAGAAAGTGTCCCAATCACGATTTTCTTCCATGATATAATGCATACGGTGTTCATTGTCGGATAAAGTTCCGTCAATGTCGAATATCCATAACTTGTTTACATTGCTCATATTTTCTTTTTTCCTTTCTCTATTATGTCTTATTATATCAAAAGGAAACTATTTTGTCAACCTCTTTTTTAGTTTGTAAATAAACAAACGGAATAAACCAATGGCCATGTTTACATAATCAATTAGGTGTGTTTTCCGTTTGTTTAATTGTAAACGCATCAGTCTATTATCTTCCTCAAGGGCACCAATCAAATATGCCGCTTTACGAGGAACAGAATGACATTGAAGGTGATTTTCTTTTTCAATCCAATCTGCCAGTTTATGTAAAGAATCTATAATCTCCGGATATTCACTCTTCATATGTTACTTTTCCCAATTGGTCTATACTGAATCCAGCACGAACGGTTAATCCTTGCTCCTTTAATATCTTTTCATACTCTATTAGAAGTTCCAATAGATTATCTCTATTCACTTCTTTATCTTTTACATACTCAGCGAATTGTTTATTAAATTCTGCCTGAGTAATAGAGGTCATAGATCGGCGTTCATCATTGTATCACTACCACAACGAATACGCTGTAATAGAAAATGTGTTTCACGAACATAACGATCCATGAAATACTTGGCCGTATTGTGTCTATCTTTGTCATCTGTATTAAGACAAATCTTAACATGAGCAAGTCCAAGCAACACAAGACCAAACATCTTCATATAATCGTATGAAGCACCACCAGCATTATTAGGATTTTTTATACCATTTGCTGCTAACCATTCTGTTGCTTGTTTCAAATCATCAAGAGAAGCAGTCATTGGTTGAACAATAGGATTAATACCATTCTCATAAGCACTAGTTAAGAATGATTGACTGTCCTTGAAGAAACGCATAACAGCACGGCCCATGTTCTTTGGCAACTTACGACCAACCAAATCAAGTGCCTGAATACCATTAGCGCCTTCATAAATCATGGCAATACGGGCATCACGGACAATCTGTTCCATGCCGTTGTCACGAACATAACCATGACCACCCCAAACTTGCTGCATCTTAATGGCGTTCTCAACACCATAATCAGTAACAACACCTTTGAGAACAGGAGTCATAAGACCAAGACGGTCTTCCGCTTCTTCACCTCCCTTATCAACCAACATGGCCGCTTCTAATACTAATAGACGGGCAGCTTCATTAATACACTTAACATCCATAAGCATCCGCCTAATATCAGGATGTGTAATAATAGGGACACTAGGACCGCTAAGATTGACGGCACTCTTACTCTGGATTCTGTCTTTGGCATATTGTAAAGCATTTTGATAACTCAACTCCGATTGTGATAGACCATGGATAGCACATCCTAGTCTTAGTTCATTCATCATAATAAACATGCCCTGGAGGCCACGGCAACGTTCGCCAATTAAAAATCCTGTAGCACCATCAAAGTTCATAACACAAGTTGGTGAACCGTGAATACCCATCTTACTTTCAATGGAACCGCAGAATACCTTGTTGCGTGAAAAATCAACAAGAACCTTTGGAACAGCAAACAGACTAATACCCTTTACACCTTCTGGGTCACCTTCAATACGGGCCAGGACAAGGTGTAGAATGTTATCAGTTAGGTCATGTTCTCCACCAGAAATATAAATCTTCTGGCCTGTAATTTCATAAGAACCATTACCTTTATCTATCGCCTTTGTCTTTAATAGGCCGAGGTCGGTGCCACAATGCGGTTCTGTCAAACACATTGTTCCTGTCCATTCACCACGAACCAAACGAGGAATAAAATGTTGTTTCTGTGCGTCAGAAGCGGATACTAAGAGTGTTTGAATGGCACCACGAGTAATGCCAGGAAAAAGAGACCAAGCCATATTAGACGAGGATACAAACTCGTTGGCTGCAACCGCAAGTGTAAATGGTAGACCTTGTCCACCATACTGTTCAGGTACCGATAAACCGATCCATCCTCCTTCGGCAAACTGTTTATATGGTTCATGGAAAACTGCTGGTACAATAACATCGTCAAATATACTTCTTTCACAACCTTGTATATCGCCAATTTGGTTAGTGGGCGCAATAGTTTCTTCACATAGTTTGGCCGCCTCAGTTAAGATCGGCTCGGCTAGTTCATTATCAAAACCTAGAACGTCTTTAAGTAGAAATAGAGTTGACTCAACTGGGGCGGTATATTTCATTTTGGATTCTCCTTACATACCAAACTGCTTCATGACCCGCTCAACGGCAGCATCAAAAGCATCCGATAACTTATCTTCTGGAACATCACCAAGAATGGCCTTCATTGCCTCAATAGCAGCAACCTTTGTTTCTTCTGTAATCTTAAACATGTTATTACCTCATATCTGTTACGGTTTGATCCGTATTAGCTAACTCAAATTTTGTTTGTATATCTTGCACTATAAATCCAACCACAACAGTAATTAGAAAAACTACCACGAGTCGGAAAATCATTTGGCGTTTTAGTTGGTCATGGTTCATAATATGCTCCAAAGAGTGGTGGTCCCACCCCGGCTCGAACGGGGAACCTACGATTTAGAAGATCGTTGCTCTATCCTGTTGAGCTATGGGACCAATTCACTTACTTACTTCTTACCCATGAAGCAACACGGTCATAGATTTCTTTTACCCATGTTGGTTGTGGTAGAAGATTCCAACCAACAACAAGTCCTGCTGCAAATGATACTGCTAATTCTAACATCGTTTTCTCCCTTTGTTAAGCAAATTCTGCGGAAAATGCTGCGTTAATATCCATTTTAGGTGTTTTGGTTAATATAAATGTAGGTGTGAATCCATTAAACCCCCGGCCATTTTCTAAACACTCCATAAATTCAACGGCATCATCCTCAAATAAGAATGAATCAATAATCTGTTGTGTGCCATTTTCATAGACATGCCATAACAAACAATCATCTTCATCAATTTCTGGATAATATGTATAGAGACGATTCATCATACTTTAAGTCCTTTGAATTTAGATTTACCACCATCAAATTTCTTTGGAACAGGAGTTATGTCCTCTCCTGTATCTACGATATTTTTGGCCGAAGCCTCAACATCATACAATTTCATTTTGGTTTTATCAACACCGATAATGTCTTTCTTAAACTTAGCAGGATCAGCATAACGGTTTTTCAACTGTTTAACCGCAAACTGATTCAATTGTTCCAACTGGTCGTTGGTAACAAGTGCCACGAAAAAGTCTGCCGTTGCTGGTAGAACAAAGGACTCGGAAGTATCTGTCAAATCTGGATCGGAAGAACCATAACCGCTTCTAGTCAACTGGGTTGCCGACCACACAGGAACATTAAACTCAACGGCAAGGCCACGGAGTTCTTCTGCGATAGATTTGATATAGGTATAACTATTCACACCATTACCCGGTTTGATACGAGCCGAAGCACATATATTTAGATAATCTATCATAATCACATCAGGCATAAAGTTCTTTTTGAGGTTCAATTCGTTCAACAAGGCACGAAAATGAACCGTGGATGCGGATGCGGTTGGATACTCTTTGACGATTAGTTTACCGGCAGTCTTTTGTTTTAGTTTATTCACTTTATCATTATACATATCTTTGGATAGAACCATAAGATCATCCATAGACACATTTAAAACATTAGCATCAATACGCTTGGCAACCTCTTTCTCAGCAAGTTCCATAGAAATGTAAAGAACATTCTTACCTTGATTGATATAAGAGGAAGCAAAGTGACAAAGAGTTAGAGACTTACCGACACCAACACCTGCCATAACGATGTTTAGTGTTTTCTTTGGAACACCATTCTTGGTAATCTTGTTAAAGAAATCTAAGTCAAACGGTAGGCGTTCTTCTACTTTATGGTAATAGTCAAACCGTTCTTCGGATTGTTCGAGGTAGTCGTGACCGACATTTGGATCAAAAGAAACAGCCAGAGCATCATGGAGTAAAGATGGGATAGCACCCTTAGTAAGTTTACCTTTGCCATTCATAATCTCCAATGAATTGGTGATAGCATTATAGATGGCCTTTTCTTGGCAAAACTTTTCGGTCGCATCTAAAAGCCAATCTTGATTTGTCGGATTTGTGTCAGAATCAAGTTGTTTTAATGTCTCAGTAATACTTTTAACAGCATCATCGGTTGTGCCACGGATATTGTTAACCTCAATCTCTAAGGCATCAAATGTTGGTTGCTGATTATATTTGAGGACGAATCCGGCCACTTCTTTGAAAAGTAGCCGGTCTTCCATATTACCAAAGTAATCTTCCTTCAAGAACGGCAACACCTTGCGAGTGTATGCCTCACTCTTAATCAGATTTTTGAGTATCGTTTGTTCTAGTCTCACTCGCACCTTCCGCTTCTGACGCATCTAGCAATAGATTATTCAGGATTAAACCAAGTATAGTATTAAACTTTTGGTTCTTTCTTAAGGTTATCATAGACAAATCATTTGACTTAATAATCTCATAATCATACTGCATCCGAGGAACATTATCCTCACCCATCTTAAATGCTACTGTGGTATAATTATACACCACTCCGGCAAATGGGTCAATCAAAATCTCAATAGGCACAGTTGATCCTTCTTTATTAGAATCCCAGAGGTCATCACGAAATTGCCAATCAGTTCCCAGTTCCATCTTCTCCATCCTCTTCTACATTATTCTTGCCATATAGGAACTCAGTCTTACAGGCATCATCAATCTGTTCCAATATATCAGTCGTAAAGAACTTGGTTGGATTCTTTTTGATTTCCTTCTCAAAGGCCTTACTACCATCTGGGAACTCATAACGAGTAGAAACCTTCTTTACAATACCAAACTTTTCAGAAAGGTCAAGAAGTCCATAATATGGATCAAGACCGTGTGAATAGTTCAACCAGGTCTCCACTTTCTTATCCTCAATAGTCATACGAGACTTCTTGAGGTGTGCTGTAATGACCGCGCCGGTGCGACCTCCATCGTCATCCAGTGTCTTATCTTTCTTCTTAGATAGAAAGACAATAGTTGATGCCGCATACTCAAGGCCTGAACCACCGCCCATCTTCTTCACAGGAACATAGGAACCGACCACATCATAAACATGGTTAGTAACAATCAATGGCACCTTCGCTTTACCTAATTTGAGAGTAAGCACACGGAAGGCGCCACGAACCAACTGGGCTCGGGTCATATCACGGGTATCTTTACCATCGGCAATATCGGCCATTTCTTTATCGGTTGAAAGATTACCAAGAGAGTCAAGGACAAAAAGCATAGGTGCCTTTTCACCCTTTTGTTCCAAATACTTGTCTAGAATTTTGACCGCTTGTGTTCTAAACTCCTGAACAGTAGCAACAGGAACAATAGCAAACCGCTTAGTGTTAATACCACGGTCAGTAAGAAACTGTCGGCTAATAGCAGATTCGGATTCAAAGTAGAATACGAATCCATTTGGATTGTCCTCTAGAAACTGGTAGCAAACATTAAGAGCATAAAATGTTTTGCCTACTGATGGTTCACCGGCAAATGCGGTTACTTTGTTTTGAGGAATACCACCGAAGATGGAACCAGATAGCAAGGCATTCATAGCATAAGAACCGGTTCCAATAAAACCAGACACATCGCCTGCTTCTACACCATCATCAGCAATAGAGGCATATTCGTTGTTGGTTTCTTCCAACAACTGATTGAAAATATCCATAAGTTTCTCCTTATTTTAGTTCCTAACAATCTCGTTAGGCAACTTTCTTAAAATGTTTTTGTAGTTCTGGAGATAGTTTCTCCAATACATGTCCACCAATACCAACTCTTACTAGATTAGCAAGTTCAACAATGTTGTTTGGTGTGATACTTGTTTCGTCCGGCACAAACTCATATAAACGGGCGGGTGAATGTTTAAGTTCGTCGTCCTTCTTTTTTGCCATTAGACAATCCTTGTATGGTCTGATAGGTTATGAATGACTTTTAGGTCAGGCTTCTTTGTTTTAGGAGATTCTGTTAGTGTAATAGTACCATAACCTGTAGTGGTATTTACAACACTATATGGTGACTGGTCGGCCATTGTTGAAAACGAAGCATTTGGTGTGATGTTATACACTCCAGAAAGTTCACTCTTTGCAGCCTTCCAACCAGCAGCAAATCCTGTGTCATAACCATTTTTCCATTCCGTATTACTCATTTTAATCTCCTTTATAATACCAATCTTCATAATTATTAGAATCTATTCTATGCTTTATTGCTTGCTTTGTCAAGTTAAATTTAACAAGAGAAAAAATCTTCCAATGATGAACTTTTCTCGTCTTTCCATCCTATACTATCTAATATAATCTTTAAAGGATCTAAGAAGGCCTTAGTATACTGAACTGAATAATCCACATATTTCTCCAAACCAAATTCATCGGGTATTCCTCCCTGAGGAAAACTAATGACATTAGATTGAATAGTGTTTGGTTCTTTAAGGAAGATAAACTTTAACTTTTCACCATTGTTGATTAATGGATACTTGTTAGTAAGATTATGATGATGTAAAAAGTGATTATATACGAGAGCACCACGAACATGAATAGGACATCCGGATGCGTAGATACTTTTTCTATCAGCATATTTAACCAAACCATTAAGACCACGGGGAAATGATATATCAGCAAGAGGTTGTTTTTGGAAATCTTCTCTAACTTCACCAATAAACTCCTGAATAGCACTTTCATTTTTATCAAAAATAACATCAACCGCTTCTTTAAGTTTTTCACGGCAATATGATGGTGTTGAACTTTTTATAAGCTCTAAACCCATACTTTTCTTCTTTGGTTGGGCATACTGCACACCCTCGGAGTTATGGACATTTAGAATGTATCGTTTCTTGGCAGTCCAGATTGCCTTATCTGCCAAGACTTCTCGTTTCATTACTATCTTTTGCTGAAAAACATTAGTATATTCAGCAAGGTCTCTACAAGCATTATCAATAACAGGTTGTATTTTACTTTCACATACCTTGTCCAGGAAGGTGATGATGTTTGCTGTATCCCTAGTTGCACCGTCTGCGTTAATAGTTTTGTCCACAATATCACCAAGGCGTAGGTATACCGAGTCAGTATCGACCGCAATGACATAATCATCCTCTTGTTTTAAAATCTTGGTGAGATAGCCATTAAGGGCAGTTTCGATCCAACGGATTGAGAGCTGGCCTGTGGTAGTGACAGCGATAGCATTGCGAAGGTCAAAAAACCTAAAATACTTAGACCCAAGAGCACCGTATAAAGA